GTGGCATCGTCCACCACTTCGAACATCACGCCGCCCAAGGTGATGTAGTCACCCATGCGAAACACCTTGGCCCCTGCCTTTACGCCACCCAGGCGCATGAAGCTGGCCTGGGCATTGGCAGTCACAACCACAGGTGAGCCAATGTCGTCGCTCCGAGTGCGGGTGAAGGCCGGCAGGTTGAAGGTGTTGAACATCCCCTGTAGGCGGCCAATGAAGGCCGTCAGGATTCGCTCCTCCTCCCGATCCAGCGATGAAAACGTTAGCTGGCACTGCCAGTACGCCCCTGGATAGCCAACGATCTGCTGCGCGTTGGAGAGGGTCGAGGTAAACGCCCGGTTGTTGTACACGACGCCCCAGGTCATTTCATTCGGGGACAGGCCGTCCGGCCATGCGATTACCATGCGGGTTATTCTCCTGGTGGTCTATCCGCCGCTACGCAGCTGCCGCCGTGCAGGGCCATTGCTGCGAAAATCCTTCAGCACCATCTGGTAGCCGAGTTGTGCCCCCTGTTTGGCGGCTTCCTGGATGCGTGACAACGTGGCTTCGTCCGCAGAGCCCTGCACTGAAATGTGCTGCTGAATAGCTGGGGTCGAAGGGCTGTCAGCACTGGCTGAACCGCCGGCGCTGTACTGGAGGTCGCTCAAGGTCCTATCCAGCTTTGCGCTGGTTGCCGCGGTGGTCACCCGCTCACCCTTCTGAAGCAGCCAGGTGCCGGTTTCCGGAATGGCGTCGATACCATCGTGTGCCATGCCGAGCAACGAAAGGCTGCTGGCCAGGGCGGTCGTGCTGGTGATGGCCGCAGATGCCGGTGCAGCGTTAGCGCCAAACGATGCCAAGGACGCCATCGCCGCTGCGGGTGCGTAGGCTGCCGCCATTGCAGTACCTGTGGCAGCCGCCAGCGCCGCAGAGCCAGCCGCCGCCGTATCGCCAATGGCCGCGTTGACGGCCATCTGCAAGCCCACCTTCACCAGCATGTTCAGCAGGTCGTCGGCGATCCCCTCGGCGAACTCGCTGAAGTTGAACTTGCCGGTCTTGGCGAAGCTGACCAATTCATCCTGCAGGCTGCTCAGCGCGTTGCTGGTCACGTCGTACATCTGGCCAGACAGGTCTTTAGCCGAATCGCTGTAATCAGCCCAAGCATCTTTCGCCCCAGCGATCCAGTCGCCTAGCTGATCGTCCTGTTTGCGGTAATAGTCTTGCTGATTCGCCAGGCGTTTATTGAGTGCATCATTCAGCGCAGCAGTATCTCGCTCGTAGACCTCTTTGGAGATGTCCTTGGACTGAAAGCGATCTTGCAAGTCAGCCATCTTCTGGTTGTACGTCTCCTGGATTTGGAGCATTTCCCGCATTCTATCTCGGGTTTTTTCACCCAGTCCTACGCCGGCAAGCTCCATATCAAGGCCGCTTTTCGCCGTGTCATTTTCTTGCCTGAGAGTCGCAATGTACGACTCAACCTTGGCCAAGTCCTCATTCGACTTTTTCAGCTTTTCCAGCGCGTCCAGCTCATCAGCCAGCGACAGCAAGCGTTTCTGCTGCTCAGCATTGATGCCCACCAGCTTGCCGCTGGCTATCTCAAAACGGAGCTTGTCCGCCTGGGTAGCGTCCTTTGTTGCATCCGTGCTGGTGTTGATCAGATCTATCTGGCGCTGAATGTCCGTCGCCGTGGACTTGTAAGCGTCGTCAATCTTCTTCTGCGCAGCAGCGGCCTGCTTGGCAGCGTCGGCGGCTTTCTTCGCAGCTGTAGCGTCGATTCCCGTACCGGTACCCGTGGTGCCCTGATCGCCGAACAGGCGCTCAACTTCCTTTGAGCTGGATTTCGCGTCGGCCACATACTTTTTGAACACATCGCCCGCCAGCGGTGACTCGATTTCTTCCTTGATCTTTCCAGCAGCCTGCGCCGCGATTCCAAACTGAATCTGAGCATCGTTAGCCAGCTCAGCCGCATTGGCTTTGAACTGTTTGCTCGTGTCGCCGAAGGTGATGAATCCCAAGGCCTTATTGGCATCTGCCGCAAGCTGATCAATGTGCCCAGCCGCAGTGGAATACAGCCCAACCACAAGGTTTGCGATGATTGAAAAGGCGCCTCTGATCCCGTCGCCGACGTTCGCAATAGCGGCGCCACCTTCAACTACTGCTTCCCCTGCCTTCTTGGTGACCGAACCAAGGCCGCCGGCCGATTTGATAGCACTATTCAGATCAGTAGTGAACTGGGCAACAACCGGCAGAAACTCAGCCGCGATGCTAGTTTTTGCTGCATCCACATACTGGCCAAGCTGGTTCAACTGCGCATTGAATTGCTTAGCAGCAACTATGGTATCGCCGCTCAAAATAGCCCCAGCCGCCTCCGCCTGGTCGCCTAGTTCCTTCCAGGCCGAGCCGTTGTTTCTCAGCAGCGGCAGCAGGCCTGTCGCGTCGTTGGCAATGGCCTCCATGTAGAAGGTCATTTCGTTCTGGCTGGCGTTTGCCTTCTGCAGGCTCGACACGTACAGCTGCAGAGCATCGGCGCTATTGAGCTTTCGGAATTGGTCCGCCGTTACGCCGACCTTGGGCGCGATGTTGGTGAAGAAGTCCTGAAGCGGGCCCCCACCTGTGTTCAGGAAATCGCCAACCTTATCGTTCACATCCTTCAAAATGTCGGAGAGTTTTTCCGAGGACACTCCTACCGTGGATGAACCAGCAGCCAGCTTTTGAAATTCCGTGGTACTGAGCCCAGCCACCCTGGATAGGTTGGAAATTTCCTGTGCCGAATCCGCAGCGCCCGTGATCAGCTTTTCCATCATGCCGGGCACAGAAGTAATAGCCTTTGCGGCCATCTCACCTAGGGCCACGCCAGCGGCAATGGTCGAAACCTTGATCTGCTTCATGCTGACTTCGGTCTGGCGGGCGGCCTTGTCAATGGGCCCTACGAAACCACCGATTTTAGCTATGAGATCAAGCGTCAAGGTGCCGAGGGACTGAGCAGCCATTCAAAACTCCAGGCGAAAAAAAACCCGCCGAAGCGGGTGGATATCATCGTCCGAGCCTACCCGGCGACACCCCCGTGTTGTTGGCGGTGTAAGCGGCAACTCGTCCATCCGGACCTACTATCACTGACAGGGCCTGGGTTTCCGTGCCTATCCCTGCAAAACCTACATATGCATAGGCCCAGGTCAGCACTTTCGTGCCATCCGAGTTGAAGGCTTGAGAGGTAGGCGTGCCCAGGTTGGCTAGCAGCTCACTCTGCGTGGTTTTGCCCTTAACAATCTGATCGATTTGATCTTGGGATATGGGGTGTCCGCTGGAGGCACACGCGGTCAATAGAAGCGCAAGGCTGGCGATAGCGATTGTTTTCATGGTTCCCTCCAAAAAACAAAAGGTACCAGCCCTAACCCCATTGATCCATAGCCGCCTTGAGATCAAGCGGCTGCTCATCCAGATGCATCATGAAGTCAGCCACGGTGAATGGCTCGGGGCGCTTCCTGGTATCGCGGTTACCGTTGGCAATCACAGAGGCCAGCAGCGCCACGCCCTGTTCGATCCGCATGCCCAGGTGCAAGCTGCCACGACGCACGCGGAATTTCTGCCAGTCCCGCAGCTCGCGCAGGGTTATTCGCTCTTTCGCTTCCGCGACCGTGCGCCCGCCGATGCCGTTGAGGACGAGTTCGTGCCAGAGCTCGTCGAGGGCGCTGAGCTCTTGGCCTTTCCCAGGTCGCTTACCTCTTGGATGGCGGTCAGCAGTGCCAGGGTCAGCTTGCCATCCAGCGCGCCTAGGCGTTTTGTGGACTCCTTGTCCTTATCCAACTCATCCGGATCAAGTGGACCATCCACGATATCGCGCACCGTGAATACGGGATTGCCTTCCTCATCGCAGATGCTTGCCGCAATGCGTCCGGCCACACCATCCATACGGCCGGTGGAAGCCAGCGCGTCGTTCACGGCGGACTGAAAGCCCAATGGACGGACGAACACAGTGGCGCTGAGCTGCTGGCCACCCTGCTCCCACTCAATGCTCTTTTCGATAGGCCGCCCGGTAAAGGCGCCCACTGTCTGCAGGCTTTTGATGGAGAGTTGCATTCAGGCCTCCTTATGCCGCTACTTTCTGAATCCAGCGCGCACCGCCAGTGCGCTGGATAGTGGCCGCCGTGCTAACAGTGGTGTTGGCCGCAAAGTCGAAGGGGAAGTCGCTTACGTAGCCATCGAAAACGAACCAGGTGCGTGTAGTGGGTAGTGTGAAGTCCGTGCCGCCTTGGTTTGCCGTCGGGGCAGCAGTGCCGTCCGACCATCCGATGCACCACTTGATAGTGGTATCGCCGTCGGCCTCGGAAAGCTGGTGCAGGCGCACATGGCTGGCGTTCGAAGGATCGGCAGTGACGGTAAGCGAGGCCTGGCCAGGGGTGCGAAGGCCCTTCTTGAACTTCTTCGAAGTGTCCTTGAGTTTGGTGTCGTCGATCTGATCGGCCGGCGAGCCGCCGGGGTTGAAGGCGGTGGCCTCATCCACTTCCATAACGGTGCGAGGACCGGTACCAGAGACTGGCGGTACCAGGGCGTAAACTTGGGTTCCTTGGGTCAAAATCGACATATCGGTCTCCGGCTGTCGGGCATAAAAAAGCCCGCACTCGGCGGGCCAGATGTAATGGTTTTCTAACGGTGCACAAGCCAGTCCACGTCGAAGCTGTGCCGGTAGTTCTTTGTCTCGGTGTCGCGGCTCTCAGGCCCGAAGCCAGTGACGGTGGCCGTCAGCTCAATGGCATAGCGAATTGCACTGCCTACTGCCTGGACATCGCGGCCGGTGTCGCCGTAGACGTCTACCTGCAGCGCGTAGGTATCTACATTGGGGCGGCCAGCCAGGAAGCTTTCTGGGCTGCCCCCGATCACCTGCCATACGGCATAGGGCTTGATTACGCCTTGGGGGGCCGTCCCAAACGGATAAAGCCGAATATCCGTGTCGCCATCAGGGATCAGTGCCCGCACGGCAGGGTCTGCAGCGCAGACGCTGTAGAGGGGTGCGCTCATCAGTTATTGCCCCTTGGCAGCTTTCTTGATAGCCCGATTCAACGACTTGTTGTAGGCATTGACGAAGGCCATGGTGGCTTCGCCAATGCTGTCAGCCAGCGCGGAACGCATGAAGGGTTTAGCCGCCATGTTCTCTGTGCCAAATTCCAGCAAGCGCCAGTGGGGTGTTGCGGCCCCTGAGTTCTTGTCCACAGTTTCACCCTTCTGCGCCAGCACTGCCCCTTTGAGCACGCCTACACGAAAGGCCAGGTCGCCATTCTGCTTGAAGCGCTTGCCGTTCCAGCGCAGGGCAATGTTGTCGGCAATGGACCGGCCCGTCTCGGCATCGTCCAGCCGCAGCGCGCCCTCCCTGGCTTTGGCTGCTACCAGTTCGGCAGCCCGGCGCAGTGCTGCCCGGCCGCCACGACGGCGCACGTCGTAGGAGACTGCATTTAGTTTCGCCTTCAGCGCGTCCACGCCGTAGATGTTGAACTGGATGCTGTCAGCCATCATTGAGCCCCGTCGAAACCACGATGGTCAGGTATTCGCGTCCTGAGTCCTTGTCGGGCAATGGCGGCCCTTCGATGTTGTAGATCTGCCCGCGATAGAGGATGCGCATGGTGGATAGCACGCTTTCCCGATACCGGATGACAATCCGGGCCGTAGCTTCGGACTGCCCTGCCTGTGCAGCGATCAGGTCGTGGGCCGATAGTGGCTCGAATGAGGCCGGGCAGGCTTTCCAGGCGTCCACCCACCCATCGATCACCTCATGGGTCTGGGGGTCGCGGGTCTGCCCACGGCGCTGAATGTCGATGCGTTGACGCAATAGACCGGCACGCATTACACACCCATCCGGACGCGATACGGCGCCAACAACGACTTAGAGGCCAAGGGAAGCTCTGCCGCAGTGGTGCCGGTGATAACTTCCTCACGGTTCGCGAAGAGGTGACCAAGCTTAAGAAGGCAAGCAGCGGTGATCGCGGCATTGACCACAATGCCGTAGGCCACAGCGTCAGCCTCCGCCTCGACTTCCGCAAGCGCTTGGCGGGCGTGATCCAGCAGGCGCACCTGCAATGACTCATCCGTTTCCAGCATGGCTGCATCGACAGCCGTGGTATTTGCAGCCCGGGCCTGCTTGAGCTTTGCCAGCACCCCGGCCTTTGCGGAATCCACTGCTTCCTGTGTGGCGAAGAAGCGGCGATTGAGGAATTGCATGGCTGCCTCCTCCGCCGCTTCCAGTTGAGCCTCTATCAGCACTCGGTCCTCGGGTTCGGCCAGTAGATGCCTCATAGCCAGGTCGATACTGATCGCCGACATCGCTTACTCCTGAACCGGCTGGGCTGGCTCAGTTGCTGGAGGTATATCACCTTGGGATACAGGCACTTCTACCGCTGGAGTATGGGCGGCCGACTGCTGAGGTTCATCAGCATCTGAGCCAGCAGCCGCCAGTAGTTTGGCAAGCTCGGCTTCTGCTTCTTCCCGTTTGCCGGTGAAGTCACCAACTTGAGCGCCGTACACGTCGGCAATAATCCACCGCTGCCCCTTCTTCACGATTTTCAACGCGGAGGTCGCGTTGGCACTGTCTGGAGTGCTCACACCTGTGCCACCTACCTCGCCCACGATCTTGCACAACTTGAGCTGCTCCAGCTCTTTCGCAAGCCATACCGGGGCGGCATAGGGCTCGTTATCGACATCACGGATGGTGCCGCGGTCCTCATAGGCCCGTAGCGGCTTAATCAACATATCTGCCATTTCTCACCTCAATGGGCGGCAGTGCCGCCCACTTCTTAGGACTGGGGGTTATGACGCAGCGGTGGCGGTGAGCTTCCCGGTGACGAAAGCTTCGGTACGATAAATGGCAAACGCCAGGCGCTCTTCAGCGCGCAAGGTTGCCATGTTGTTTTCGAAGTCCTTGTCGTTCTCGGTGGAGATCAGCACTTCAACGTCCATTCGGTCGAAGATCTGGGCACCCAACTTGAAGGCACCGGTAAGGAAGTCGTTCTGCTTCATGGCCTGGGTAGCAACCACCGGACGGTTCCAAAGGCGCGCGGCTGTGCCTTCCTGCGGTTGACCGATGATGTACCGGCCTTGACCATCCTTGATCAGTTCGATCAAAGCCCAGTCAGTAGGGTTAAGCACGATGCCATCCGATGGGAATTCGGATAGTTCGGCTTGCAGCAGGGCCAAGCGCAGCCGGTCAATGCGCTGCTCGCCGGTAACAGTCCAGCCCGTTGGGGAAGCGTATTGGCTTGCAACCGTGACCAGCCCTTGCAGGTTGGCGCCTGCACCGCTGCCATAGAGCAGTTGAGCTTCTTCCGCCAACAGCAAACCGTAACGAGCCCGCGCATCGATGTAGCTCTGCAAAGCCTTGGCATCATCCAGGATTTGGCGGGAGGCCTTGAACAGGTGCGCGATAGTGCGAACGTTCGCGGTCACCAGGGTGGTGGTGATATCCGAGTAAGGTTTGGCAGTGCCTTCAGCGACAGGGGCTGCGTTGTTGACGAAGCCCGTTTCACGCACGTACTCAAGAGAACCCGCTTCGGTTTCGCCCGGCGCCACCAGATCACGAATGGTGGCCCGACGCAGCCCTGGGAGAGCCATGGTTTCCAGGCGTTCGGCCGGGGTCACGCCACCGGCAGTGGCGGTAGTAATAGCCGCACGGGGTACGGAGACGCGGCGAGAGCCGCGGAACGACGAGTTAACGCCTTCCATTTGCTCGCTATTGACGAACAACTCACCCGCAGACTTTGGAGGCTCGTTGCGCTGCGTATCACGGTTGGCATTGACCAGCTTTTGCTCGGCTTCCAGCACGCGAGCCTGAAGCTCGCCCTGCTTCATCAGCAACTCGTCAACCTTGGCCGACGTCTCTTTGCTCAAGCCCTCATGGCGGTCAACGTTCTTCTGCGCCTGCTCGGCATGCGCCTTGAGTTGATCGCCAATATCCTTGAGATTTGCTTGCGTCTGCTTGTACTGGGCCTCGATGTCCTCCTCACCGATTTTACCCATCTGGGCATTCCAAGCGGTGTAGCTGGAGGCCCCGCGCTTCACCAGCATGGTCGAGAGAGCAACCAGGCTGACCGAGCCAATGATGGCCTGAGGCGAAATGCCAAACGTCAGTGGGATCATGGCACTGATGGCCAACACCGCCATCAGGAATGCCGGGGACAAACGAAATTTCATCATGGGGTGAAGCCTCATGCAGGAATGGAGAAGGAGAGTTTCGGTAGGGGTGCAAGGTTGAACTCGACAGCGCGTGGCTTATCGGACGAGGTAGCAGGTTGCGTACCCCCGCCAGCAGCGCGCGGCGTGCTGGACTTGAAACTGGCAAAGAGCTCGCGGCGCTCACTGCGGGCCATTCCTGCCTTGGCCAAGGCTACGTCCATGGCCTTGAGCGCGTTCCTTTGCTGGGTCTGCTCGTCCTCACGCTCAGTGATCTCGTCAGAGGACAGCAACCCTGTTGCGAAGCCGAGCTCCACCGCTCGCTTACCGCGAATAAAGGTCTCGTCATCCAACATCTCGGCAATGTCCGCAACTGCCTGCCCACTGCCTTCTGCGTAGAGATCGGCCATCGCCGCGTCGAACTCTTCCATGGTGTCCGCGGTATTCCGCAGGTCATGACGGTTACCTACGGCAAGGGTCCAGCAGTTGTGGATCATCAGAAAGGCGCTGCTGGCGACCTCTCGCTTAGCGCCTGCCATGTAGATCACAGAAGCAGCGGAGGCAGCCAAACCAAGTACCTTGGTTGTCACCGCCTGGCTGTGCTCGCGGAGACGGTTGTAGATAGCCAGCCCTTCGAACATGTCGCCACCTGGCGAGTTGATATAGACATCCACTGGCTTGTCGCCGATGGCACGCAGGGCGGCGTCAATACGTGAGACGGTTACGCCCTCGCCATACCAGTCCTGTCCAATCACCCCATAGATGGTGATGGTGTCGTTGGTCGACTCCACCGCTGCCTTGATCGCCGGATTCCATCTGTCGAGCGCACGCGGGCTCAGCTCGCAGTTGAAACTGCCAGCTTTGGTTTTTGGTTGCATGAGTTAATCCTTCGAGTTTGCCGGCTGATCAAGCCAGTTCTGCAGAGCAGCCCTTGCGGCTTGCCCATCATCGCCCTGACCGAGCTGGTCAATCGGGGAAAGGTTGGTTTGTACCGTGAGCACTGAAGCGTTACCTCCCATACGATGGAGGTTCTCCTTCATGCGGCATTCGTCGCGTGTGTAAATGCCGTTCTGGACCATCTGCGAGTAGAGCGTGGCTCGGGCGGCGCTGTCGGCGCGCATCAAGCCTTCAATGGAAAACTCCGGGTAAATCTGCCGTCGCTGTACCGGGGTCAGTAATTTGCGGCTGATCGCTTCCTCGATTCGGCGCATGTAGCTGCGAAGCGTGAAGGTCAAAAACCGAAGCAGCTTCTGCTCCAGCCCAGTGCCCCAGTTGGAAGCCTTGTCGCTGTAGCCGACCAGAGTCGGGTCTACCATGTAGAACCTGCAGATCTCCTCGGCGCTGTATTCACGCGATTCCAGCAGTTGAGCATCAATGGGGTTGATGCCAATTACTTTGGCACTGACGCCCTTCTCCAGGACAGGCGACTTACCAGCGTTCATCGCACCACTGATACGCTGTACGTAATCCCGGAAGTCATCGCGTTGTTGCTTGTTCAGCAACTGATCCACCTCAAAAGCTACGGTTTGGTGCATGCCGTTCTTGAAGGTAGAGCTGGCCACGTCCTCAGCCGACATCGCCGCGCCAAAAACATCGGCCCCATACGCAATGGGTGATAGTCCGATTTGCCCATCCAGGGAGAAAGCCGGAATGTGCATCATGTCGCTGCTGGCAATATCGCGTAGCTGGCCATTCTTTTCCCGATACCGGTAAAGAAGCTCGCCGTTGTCAGCCACGTCGAGATCTACGCGGGTGGGGAGCAAAAATTCCAGCGCCACGACTCGGCCGCTCATGCGAACGATCTCGACGAAGGCATTGCCTCGCAGCAACATTGAGGCAACCACGGCTTCCCAGAACTGCACCGCAGTCATACGGCTGTTGGG